GCGATTGTGGGATGGTGGCGACTGTGGTTTCCGGCCCCGCCACCGTGAGGGCCATTGTTTCGTTTTGCGTTGTCATTGTTTCGTTTTGCGTTGTCATTGCTCGTCCGGGGCTTTGCGCATTTCCTCCGCCACCCGGTCAAGCGCGGCGCGGATGTATTTGTCCATCAGAAGCTGAACACCCTCTGGATTGGTTTTGTGCTTTGGCATCGTGTCCTCATTTCACCTCTCGCACTCTTATGGTATCTCCATATACATTGTCACTTACATACTCATAGCGTTCGATCACAAACGGGCGAACACCACCAGTAGGAGTTTCTGGTAGATCTTTGGCAAACTCTCTTGCCTCCCTTAGCTTCGTGAATGACTTTGCATCCCACATATGTGAAGCATCGGGGCCATATCTAACAAACCATAAAATCTTGCCCCTACGTTTTAATTGTTTTATTTCCATTGTTTCCTCCTAATGGTTCGCCTGTACGACACACCCGCTGCTCACGGTCTTGCCAGCGTCTATCGTGGCCTTCCACTCGACCCGCGCCCACCGCTCCAATGTCGCCCCGCCGCCGACCTTAGCATTATGGCTGACGTAGGCTCCGTGGAGCAGGATGCAATTAGCAGCAATGTCAGACTTGTCTCCGATATACACATAATTCCCAACCTTCGTTCTCGCGCCAATGCTGGCATGTGGCCCTATTTCGCACCCCTCGCCAATAGTGACGTTATCGCTGACAAGGGTCTCATTGTAAAGTGCTACGCTTTTTCTGATGTTGGAAAAGCTGCAAACTTTTACTGCCTTTCCGATATAGCAACCGTTCGCGACGGAGCATGATTGTTCAATATCCGCATCTTCTAGAACTCGACAAAAGTCGCCAATCCTGGACACAAATCCAACCCGAGCATAAGCGGACACCTTTGTCCACTTGCCAACCGTAGCCCCGGCCTCAATCATCGCTCCGCCGCTTATTATTGTGTGTGCACCGATTCGTGCCATAGGATGAATGACAGCTTCTGGGTGTATGTTTATCCGCTGCCGGTTAAGCTCGCGCTCCAGTTCCTCTCCGGCAAGCTGACGCCACGCGCCGTCAACGTGCAGCGTCATCCGCCGTTCCTGTTCGTTTGTTTGCATTGCTTCGTTTCCTTTCTCTTTGGTTCTCGTTTGGTTCCGTTCTCTAAGCTGCCTTCTGGGATGGCGTCGTTCCTTTCTGTTGTTCAGGCGTTGATGCCCAGGATCACGCGCGGCGTGTATCCGAGGCGTCGGCACTCGGCGTTGATCGATCTGCGGATCGGGCTGTTCGGGCGGTTGGCGCGGTAGATGCGGGCGAGCCGGGGCCATCCCAGCTTCTCGATCCGCCGGACGCCGTCGCGTCCGCGTGCCATCAGCCATTCGTGGGTCTCGGTGGTGTGCGTCTTGCGCATGGTCGTGTTCCTTTCTGGTTACCGGCTCTTGTTGATCATGGCCTCGACGATCTCGCTGCCCTCGACGCCCTTGAGGAACCCCACCGTCTCGGCCAGCAACTCGCGGACGTGGCCCAGGCTCCCGGCGACCGGCCAGGTGTCCTCGGTCATCTCGCGGTCGTTCAACTCGGCCTCGAGCATCTTCATGAGGCGGGCGATGTGCCCTCGCGTGGTGCGGCATGCGGCCTTCGGCGTCTCGGTCTTCGTGGTCTTCGCGTTCATCGTATCTCCTTCTGGTTGAGGGCCTTACGGCCTTTTTTGTTGAACACAACATTGCTCGGGGGGCCGGGAACATCAACTGGAAGGTTCGACTTTTCCGAACTTTCTGCACCCCGTAAGGCTTTGAAACAGCACGACTTACGGAATCGGGCCGTTTCCCCTATCAGATTTCTTACGCCGTGGGCGCGAAAGGTGGCGGCATGACCGATGAATCCACGCCCAGAATCACGGCGCTGACGCCCGCGCAGGCCGCGCGAATCCTGGCCGCCGCCGGGCAGAGGCGGATCACCGAGGCGATGGTGCGGGCCGACGTCGAGGCCGGTGCGCCCACCAACGCCGACGGCACGCTCAACCTGATCCACTACGCCGCCTGGCTGGCGCGGGAGGCTGCCCATGGCGATTGACGTGCGCCAACTGCGACCGTCGATGCTGACGCGGATGCTGAACTCCACACCGCTGGGCGAGGTGCTCGGCGACCGGCAGTTGCGCCGTCATCGCAACCGGGCGGGCTACCGGATCGGCGACGAGAAGCACGTCGATCTCCTACGCTACGCCGCGTGGCTGCTGTGGAACCGGCACAACCCGGAACCGGAACGGGAGCCGCGCGACTACGAGGCGATGAAGGAAGCCGCCCGCGCCCGCAACGCAGAGCTGTCAGCCATCGGTCGGGACATCGGCGAGATCCCCGAGGTGATTGACCCCGACCGCAAGGCCAAGGCCGCGACCGACTTCCGGTTCTTCTGCGAGGCGTACTTCCCCGAAACCTTCAGCCTGCCGTGGTCGGACGACCACCTGAAGGTGATCGCCAAGATCGAGACCGCCGTGCTGCGCGGCGGGCTGTTCGCGATGGCCATGCCGCGCGGCAGCGGCAAGACCACGCTGGCGGAGACCGCCTGCATCTGGGCCATGCTGACCGGGGCCCAGGAGTTCGTCTGCCTGATCGGGTCGGACGCCGGGCACGCCCGCAGCATGCTGGAGAGCATCAAGGTCGAGTTCGAGACCAACGAACGGCTGCTCGATGACTATCCCGAAGCGGTCTTCCCGATCCACGCGCTCGAGCGGATTCACAACCGGGCCAAGGGCCAGCTCTGCGGCGGCAAGGCCACGCGCATCGTCTGGACGGCGGACGAGATCGTGTTGCCGACCATTGCGGACAGCAAAGCCTCCGGCGCGATCATCCGCGTGGCTGGGATCGAGAGCCGGATTCGCGGCATGAAGTTCAAGCGTGCCGACGGTCGGGCGGTGCGCCCGTCGCTGGTGGTGCTCGACGACCCGCAGACCGACGAGTCGGCCCGCAGCGACATGCAGGTGCGGGCCCGTATGGAGACCTTGAACGGCGCGATCCTGAACCTGGCCGGGCCGGGGCAGAAGATTTCGGGCATCATGCCCTGCACGGTGATCCGGCCCGGAGACATGGCCGACCAGATTCTCGACCGCGACAAGCACCCGGCCTGGCAGGGCGAACGCACCCGGCTGGTCTACGTCTTCCCGACGAACGAGAAGCTCTGGGACAAGTACGCCCAGATCCGTGCCGACAGCTTCCGCAACGACGGCGACGGCCACGAGGCCACGGAGTTCTACGGCAAGCACCGCAAGGAGATGGACGCGGGCGCGGTGATCGCCTGGCCTGAGCGCCACAACGAAGACGAGCTATCGGCCATCCAGCACGCCATGAACCTGCGTCTCCAGGACGAGCGGGCGTTCTGGGCCGAGTACCAGAACCAGCCGCTGCCGCAGGAGGAAGGCGAGAGCGACCAGCTCAATGCCGACGCCATCGCCGCCAAGACCAACGGCCTGCCGCGCGGCGTGGTGCCCATCGGGGCCAGTCATCTGACCATGTTCATCGACGTGCAGGGCAAGCTGCTCTTCCACGCAGTGGTCGCATGGGAGGACGATTTCACCGGCTACGTCGTCGACTATGGCACCTATCCCGACCAGCAACGTCCGGTCTTCGCCTTGCGCGAGGTGCAGAAGACGCTCGCCCGCGTCGCGCCAGGCACCGGGATGGAAGGCTCGATCTACGCCGGTCTGGAGAAGCTGACCGACGCGTATCTGGCCAAGCGCTGGCGGCGTGACGACGGGGCCGAGATGGGGATCGAGCGATGCCTGATCGATGCCAACTGGGGCCAGTCCACGGACGTCGTCTACCAGTTCTGCCGCCAGAGCGCCCACGCCGGTCTAATCATGCCGAGCCACGGCCGCTACGTCGGCGCGTCGAGCGTCCCGTTCAGCGAGTACAAGCGCAAGAAGGGCGAGCGGGTCGGGCTTCACTGGCGCGTGCCGACCGTCCAGGGCCGACGCCAGGTGCGTCACGTCCTGATCGACACGAACTACTGGAAGAGCTTCGTCCACGCCCGGCTGGCCGTGGCGATGGGCGATCCCGGCAGCCTCTCGCTCTTCGGGCGCAAGCCCAGCGAACACCAGCTCCTGGCCGAGCATCTCACCGCCGAGTACCGCGTGAAGACCGAGGCGCGGGGCCGCATCGTGGACGAGTGGAAGATCCGCGCGGGCGGGCCCGACAACCACTGGCTCGACTGCATGGTTGGCTGCGCCGTAGCGGCGTCGATCTTGGGCGCGGTTTTGCCCGGTACTGACGCCAAGGCCGCGACCGCGCGTGCGCCGATCCGGTTATCCGAACTGCGAAAGGGCAAACGATGAAGCCTGCTGCCGACAACAGGGTATCCGCGCCCAAGCGGGGTCTGGAATGTCCGGGCTGCGGCTGCGCCCATTTCCGCGTGCTCTACACCCGCCGGTCCATCGGCGGCCGAATCCTGCGCCGTCGAGAATGCCGTCACTGCGGGCGGCGCGTGACGACGTATGAGGCAGCATCCGCTTGAGCGGTGGTCACAGGCCGTACTTCTGCCGGAAGTCGCCGATCCAGTCCGCATGCCGTCCTGAGTCCGCGATGTGCCTGGCCAGCGTCTGCATGCTCAATGATGCCACCCGGCTTCGCAACCCATCGGGAACGAACTGCATCACAAAGGGCATGATGCCGCCGGAATCGGAACCCGTGTCGCAGTGGAAGACCGGACTTCGCTCGTCGTGCAACAGGACAAAGATGCCGCCATACTCCAGCGCAAAAAGCAGTTCCCGGAAGAACTGGTAGTTCAACGCCAGCACGCATTGGCGTTCGCCCTTCATCAGATCGGCCAGCCCGTGCTTCTCGGCCAGCGTCCAGTACCGGCGTCCAATGTGGTGAAGGTAGCAGCCGGTTTTCGCGGGCAGAGGATTCTTCCCGGCACAATCGCCCATGCCGAGAACCGTGCAACTGCCGAACTCCGCCTCCATCATTTTGGACTCGATGAATACGAACGGCCGCCCAGACGCGTCGCGCAGGGCGATGTCGATGGACGTGGGTTGTCCCGAGTCCTCGTTGAAGACCTTGCGGTCCTCGAACTCGAACACAGCATCTTCCAACTGCTTCTCGCACGAGACCCCGACGGATCGCAGCGCGGCCAGCAGTGGATCGTAGTCATGGCGCACGATGAGCGGCCCGACGAGATTGAACGCCATCGCCTGACTGCTCAGGCCGTGGTGCAGGTACTTGTGAAGCGGAAACGGTTTTCCTTCGTTCTCGCAGATCGCTTTGTGTCGCTTGATGTACTTGACCACGTCCGGCAGGATCAGGTTGCTGGGCCAGTTCTCCCACTTGTCCAGGATGAACGCGTACTTCGGATCGCGCGGCAGATCCTTGCCGTCGAACCAGTGCTTCGCCGTCTCCCGCATCTTCCGCTGATAGGCATAGTAGCGGGGGAAAGGCCACGTCTGGGCCAGTCTTCGGCTACTGGGTGTCGTATCCGTCATAGGTGTCCACTTTCCATCAGAACGGGGGCCAGTCTATCCGATTCCGACCCAGAATAC